CATTATTGCGTTGTGTAATAGTATTTATGAAGTTTCGCCATTAAGCTGGGATACCAAAGGATCTAGTATGCTTTTTTCAACATTACCCGAATGGAACCAGTGATAGTTGTGTTCTATTTGGAACCGATTGGCTTTCCACCAAGCTTCGGGATTTTCAGCATGCTCAAGCACACGATCAACGATCATTTCCAATCGACTCTGTATTTTATACTCAAAATCATAGCTGTCATCAAATGTGTAGAATCCCAGTTTCTGTAACCAAGAAGCTGTGCCCGGAGCTCCTGCTATTAAAAATAGCTGCCCTGCCGCAATAGGCTTCCAAATTTTTTCACTGGTAAAGCTAACTACTGCTGATGTTTCTGTAACAATGTTACACCATGTATCCTGATAGGCAGGATGATTGATACTATGATCATTAACTCCTTGTTGTTCACCAGACCAAGCCAATGGAAAATCAGCTAGGCTTTCTAAACACTGACTGTACAGCTCTTGATTAACAAACTTATTGACATTGCGATAGTGATGCGGTGTCATTTTAAATCCCTGATAGGGACAGCGATCGTAAAAAGTGTAAACAAAATGATCTAGCAATCCTGCCCGCTTGATCAAAGTGTATAATATCAGTCTGTGAAATGTTGGATTCCTATTAAGACAACTGAAAACATGTTGTCTTGAACCAAAGTTAGCTTTTGGTAACTGTTGCTTTTTAAAAACAAATAACCAGCTAGGATAGTTTATTTCTTGAATATGCTTATGTGATTGTAAAGTAAACTGACTCAAACCAAGATATGATTTCAATCCCTTGGTTCGAGAAAACTCATCCAATACTTTAACTTTTTCTGTGTAATCATTCACAGGATCTTGTGTGCCGTCAAAGATGACCTGATTGAACTTTACCATGCTAGCCGACGCTCTATCTAAAACTTCGGTAGCATAGGATTCAATGTCTTCAGCTGATATTAGATTTATGTCAATGACTAATGTGGGCCTATGAACATGCTTGAGCAACGGTTCATAATGCTGTTGAGGATTGTTTTCAACAAAGTCAAACTTGCCGGTATTGAAATTATAGCGCCAATGCAGATCTTGCATTGCAATACTTATGGTGTTTTTACTACCAAACTATGATTAGCAGGAGGTGGTAATGTTTTTGATACTAGATGGCCTATTGGATTGCCAACAGGAGCTTGTAGTCGTGGTGCCGGAGTTCCTATACCAAAGTTAATTTTTGAAATCATGTTAATACTTATAGCCAAACAAAAACCCGCCGAAGCAGGTTTTTGAGATCAAAACACTTTCGTGTTTGGATTAGCTGAAGCTGAGGTTAGATACAGCGATCTCACCAACATAATCACCAGCGTTACCAAACGAACTTGCAGTGTTTGTAAGTTCGATGTAACCATAGCGAGTCATAAAGCTGACTACTGGTTCGAATGTTGTAGGATCAAGTACAACACCGCTTGACATCAATGGGATGTATGGGCAGTAGAATGCGGCTGCATCTGTTTCGCTTGCACCTTTGTAACCAACGAGAACTGGTGTACTGTCGTTAGCGTAGCTATCGCAGAACACACGCATTGCACCGTTCAATGTACCAACAAACTTGGTGTTTGTAGGTGCTTCGAAGGTACCTTCTGTGGTACGAGCAAAAGCAGAAGTTGTTGCTGACTGAAGAACAGTCAACGAAGCTGGAGATACAACAGCAAAGTTACCAGCGCCACGACGTGTACGCTGAGCAATCAAGTTTGCAACACGGTTGATCAACACTGCCAAAGCGGCGTGTTCGTCACCAACGAATGTAGCTGTACCTGATACAGTAGCTTGGTTGTATGTAAACTCTGTTGCGGCAAGAGTGCGGAGTGACAAGAGGATCTCTTGGTCAATTTCAGCTGTGATTTCTTGAGCCAAAGCAGCCATGATTTCTGCTTCAATATCAATACCGTGCATAGCTTGTGCATCTTGTGCGGCTTCAAATGTCCAACGAGCTTGTAGCTTACGTGTCTTTGCTTCAACAGCTTGCTTCAAGATCTGAACGCTGATCTGCTTACCACCGTTACCTTCAAGGGTAGCAGTAGCAGCACCAGTATAAGTGGTGGCAGTACCAGTGTCCTTAGGCACTGTTGAGTATGCTTGAGCAATCTTGAATGGGCTCAGTGCTTCTTCACCAGCTGTAACTGATGTTTGTGCGGCTGAGTTGTCTGTCAAGCTCTGGGCATAACGTACACGCAATGTGTGGATTTGTCCTACTGGACCTGTCATTGGCTGAACACCAACCAACTCGTTAGCGATAACAGTTGGCATAACACGTCGAATAACTGGCAGAATCACACGGTTAAGTGTGGCGATGTTACCAGAAACAGTAGAACCAGAACTTGCGTTCTCTTTCAAATACTTGCGAGTGTTTTCGAGAATAACACCCATTGTGTTGCGGCGAGCACCATTCAAACCTTCCATGAGGGCTTCTTTGGTCTCATCCCAACGGCTTTCTAGTAGTTCTTGTGACATAATGTCTCCTTCTTCCTTCCTAAGAATTAGAGCCCTGCCAGGCGTTTGAGGTCAATCACATTACTGCGATCTTCCGCTACAACCTTTGCAGATTTATCACCGGTGACTTCAGTAACACTCTCAGCAATCACTTGTTTGGCTTTTGCTGGTTTGTTATCTGCTAGTACAGCTGGTAGATATTTTTCGAAAGCGTTCTTTAAGCGAGATGTTTGAACGTTTTCGAGGAGATTCTTCATAACACCAGCTTTTTCCTCATTGAGAGGTCCAAGCAGTTCGTCCATGAGCTTTGCTCGCTCATTGGATTCACGGATTATGCGAATCTCACGATCTTTTGATTCAACGAGAGTTTTGGCCTTCTCGGTGAACTTGATGGCTTCGGCCAACTTCTGGTCTTTGGTAGCGATGATGCTGTTGAGCTTACGAATTTCTGTGTTCTCATTGAGGTGAGTTGCACCAAATTCTGCGGCATACGCTTCAAAAATACGACGACCAAAGTTATTCTCACGAGCAACTTTGATGTCTTCCTGGAGTTGACTGAGTTCAGCCTTGAGATGCTTGGCTACAGAACGGCTCATCTTGTCTGCAGATTCTTTTACAAATCGTGCTTTCAAAGTTTCAAGCTGTTTGCGAGCTTCACGTACCAAACGTACTTTGGTTTCCACCGCTTCACGTTTGTCTTGTGCAAACTCACGAATTTCTTGAGCAAGAGCTTTTACAACAAAACTTTCAAGTTTATTGATTGATTCTGTGTGAACTTTGCGATCTTTACGCAGTTCGCCAATCTCTTCGGCAAGTTTAGAAACCATAAAGTCGTTGAACTTTGTAGCTGATTCCTTCATCTTGACGTTGAACTTGACGCGATCTTCTGTCAATGCTTGCTTTTCAGCAGCCACGGCTTGAATCTCTGCGGCGAGACCTTCTGTTACCATGCGATCTAGGGCTTCCACCATTACTTGTTTGTCATGCTCATAGCGTTGTGCAAACTCTTCTCTTAGTTCTGCACGTACCACCTCGCGAGCTTCGTTCAGCTTTTGTTCCCATTGTTCTGAGATTGCTGTACGAGTTTCCTCGTTGATTAGGTCGCTATCTAGTAACGGTTTGATGGCATCTAGCATGAATTTCTCCTAAATCTTGAGATCTTTGATCAATCGAGTTACCTCGTCTCTCAAATATCTCTGTACCTTATTGTCCTCACCAGCATCCTTTGCTATTTCTAACACTCGATGACCATATTTCATGTTCATCAAGCCTTCGTAAACTGCTGTTGGATATGCGTTGGGCGCACTGGGTTGGGCAACAACATCGACAGTGACGATTTCAAAGTCACTGACTTGTCCATTGGCCTCGTTAACGTTTCCGCTACCGCGGCTTGAAACTCCTAGTTTCACACCACTTTCTAACATGGTGCGCACCAAATTACCCATTGGTGTTGGAATTATTTTGAGCTTACCATAGCCGTTGGGGCCATCTATCCACATTTCTGTGATCATATGACTGCAACGATCTAAGTTGATTTTAAGGTCATCTGGGTGATCAACCTCACCTAGAACACTATATCCACCATTGATCTGCTCGTTAAGAGTTTTAACAGCACGTTCAATTTCACTAACAGGATATACACGCTCATTAGCGTTTTTAACTCCACCTTGAATGCAGATACCTTTCATATAAAGGTCCTTACCATCGACGCTCTCAACAACAATGCGCGCAGCGTCGAAAGTAAGGTGTTCTCTTAGGTAACGAGCCATAACCTTGAACTAACTTATTAGTAAGGGCTCTTGGTGTTTACACCAGTAGCCTGTGCTGATTGTGGCTTGGTAGCAGGAGATTGCTTAACTGTGCTCTTTGCTGGAGCATTTTGTACATTACCAATCATGTCTTTAGCTGTAGGAGCTGGGCGACCTTTTTCGTCAGCGCCGTGGCTCATCACAGGCTTGCCATCCATGCCTCTTGCACCGCTGTTGGCAGCAACAGTGGATTTCTTATTGATATTGACTTCTTCAGACTTGACCGGAGCAGGAGCGGCTTTTAGATTGATGGCTTCTTCAAGCCCTTCCATGGTCTCATCTTCTAGGTCCATATCTGCAATGTCGGTTTGATCCATACCGTCGGTAGCCATGTCATCGTTACCAACTTCAATGTCCATTTCGTCTTCGCCTTCTTGGCCGTCGTCGCTCATTAGAGCTTCAAATTCAGCCATGAGTTCGTCGAGTTTGTCTTCAAGATCAACCACGCGATCTTCTAGATCTTCACCAGACTCTTCTTTGCCTTCCATTGACAAGCCTTGTTCTTCAGTCTCAATGTCATCAATAAGGTCATCGGCTTGATCGCCGCCCATTTTATCCATCATAGACTCGTCAAGATCTTCGTCATTAGCTTCGTCAAGTTCTTCTTCGTCAAGATCTTCGTCATTAGCTTCTTCTTCAGCCATCAGTTCTTCATAGATACCGCGGCTTTTTTCAACAACGATCTCGTGAAAAAGATCGCGAGCTTTTTGCTCTTCGTCGTTGATGACGTATTCAATGAGCTGTTCAAATTTGTTCATAAGATTCCTCCAAAGTTATGGCTCTGTTTAATATTTAAGCAATATTACAAAAAACATAGTGGTTTATGGGGTAAAAGTGGTAGAAAATGATATTTCTACCGAGATAAGACCGCGATTAAACTGCTGTAGCGGCCGGGGGCATGTACTGTCGTTTGACGTCTTTGAGTTTTTCTTTGTATTCAAAGGTGCGCACATCGTTCATCCTGCGCAGTTTGTTGATCTGACGCAGTGTGAGTTTGGTTTTGCGTAGTTGCCCTAGCTGAGGTTGAGAGTTATCGTCTTCGACATCTTGATAACCCGCAGGATCTTTTTGAAAAAACTCTAGTAGCATCATAGTGTTGTATTTATTAGATTGTGGGCACAGGTGCAGCTACGCCACCAGCAGGACTTACGCCACCGGGCGCAGGCGCACCTGGTGTTATGGTACCCTGTGCCGCGATACCACCTTTAGGTGCGGCAACGGCTGCCGCAACTTCTTCACCGGCCTCTATATCAGTTTCTAAATCTGCAGGACTGATACCTACGCTACGCAGATCCTGTCCGCTCTGTGTTTGCAGTTTGGGCTCGTCGCGCTCTTCTTTCCACATCTGTTCGTTATCGTTGATCTCATCTTCACTGAGTCCAAGATAGCGTTTCATCAAGAAACGCTTGCTGAGATAAGGCAATGTTTCCAAGCCTTGGAATGCAGTCATCCTAGTGGTATCCAGTTCGGCCTGGCGATAACTTGCAAAGTTTTGTGGTGGTGCAAACTTTATGCTGAACAGGCCAGCATCAATGTTAAAGCCTCTCCAACGTAGGAACATCTTGAATTCATCGTCTAGTTTTTGACAAATCTGGCGTTGTAGCCGTTCGCAATACTGGTTGAAACGATATTCCTGTATCAGCGCAGTGCCTACACGACCGTCATTCATAGGGCGGTCTGAATCATCTGGGCCTGTGGGCAAATAGCTACTAGGCACACGCAGACCGCGACACATCTTGTTGTTGAAATACTTTAAGTCATCGATTTCGCCTAGATTCTGGCCGCCTTGCAGAGTAGTTACGTCTGATCCGCGCCCTTCAGCTGTTTGTGGGAAAAAGTAATCTTCGTTGATGCTGAGTGGATTGTAGGTAGCATCCATGATGTTGGCACTGCCGCCAGTGTTTGATGGTATGCGACGCTGATGAATTTCGTTTTTTACTCGTTCCACAAACTGCATAGCCAAATGACTGGGCATGTTGCCCACGTCAATCTTAAAAATCCTGCGCTCGGGCGCACGACTGATACGATAGATCAAGATAGCATCTTCCAGCAGTTCTTTTTGCTTGAACACCTTGAAGATCATCTCTAAGATGCTTTGTCCAAATGGCCAGTAGTAATCTAGGCCTTCTGACAAACTGAGGTGTATCACATGCTTGGCGTCAATGCAGGTTTCATTTACCGATCGTTGAAAACGACTCTGTCCTGAAGAGTTAGGTGCATTGGGTGCTGTATAGTTGTAGGGTGCAGAATAACCACCCGATGGTGGTTGTGTGTTATAATCGTTAGTGGTCTTGGCTGCGATAGCAAGACTTTGAAAGTTGGGATTGATGTCACGAATCACATACTGCTCGGGTCGTTTGCCTTCTGATTCGTTGACGATTACTCTAGCTACCTTGGTCATGTCTACCCAGAACATCTCAAAAGTTTCTGGATCTCGCACAAATACTTGATCGCCATACTTGAGCACATTGCGGAACATCTTGAAAATGCGATTGTCCAGTTTATTGAGCTTGGTCCACTGTTGCAGTTGTTTTTTAATGATGTCTACTTCGTTGTCTGTGGGTTTTTCCAAAAACCCCACTTCAAACGGTGTGCCATTGGCCTTGCAGGTCTGTGTTGAAAACTCTGCTACAATATCCAAACAGGCGTTGATTTCTGAATCACCGTCCATGTTTTCGTACTGATTGTAGCGTTCCATACGGTTAGGGTGGCCCACATATACTTCAGGTAACCGACTGGCATAGTTACGGAAAGCAAACTCAGTTTGTGCTTGGCCTTCGGTGCCGTAGCCTGTGCCGTAGTTTCGTCCACGGGGAATGTTGCCCGATATAGGACTCATCTGCCCGGCAGTGTTAGCTACCTTGAAATACTTTTTCCAACCTTTTTTATCTTCTGCCATAGTGCTATATTTAACGTTAGCCTGCGGTGGCTCGGTATATCTTTTGTTGTGTGTCTACACTAGATTGTAGAAGACTAATCATTTGATCAAATCGATCAATCTGTTGATTCATCATTGCCATTTGTTCACCAATCTTGTCTGTCATGCCTGTCATTTCAACAGGTATACTACGTCCGCCTGGCAGTGGAACCACTGCTTCTGTGCCGTGTAACAGTGTAGGATATCCTGATTTGGGTCCAGACACTACCCCACCATAGGCCAGTTCTGCATGGAAGTGCCCGCCGGTTGTGTATCTATTTTTATCTGCGAAGTATTCATCTTTTACAGAAGCAAATCCTAGACCTTGGATGCTACGCTTTATTTCAGAAGCCTGTGCAAGATCCATTGGCGGAGGATTAGTAGTGAAGTCTAAAGCTAACCCTCTAGTATGCTTGCTGTTTACATGGTTTACTTGATGGTATACGTCATTAAGAGCTGTAAATGTAGCAGTAGGATACATTTCCTGTATCTTCTTAGCTAGTTCAATCAACTTAGGACTTGCGGCGCCACCGCCCACAGACTCTGCGCTCTTGATATTCAACCCTGCTAATTCATCACTGCCAGGTGCAGTTGATGCAGGTGTCTGAGCCGGTCCGGCAGCTCCGTATGGTGCATTACGTTGTGCTCTTTCGCGCCTGGATCTATTGCGACGTTCTATTTCGCGCTGAACTGCTTCTCTGCCGGCCTGGGCTTCAGCGGCTTCTAGGCTTAACGGTGCTTGTCCTGCGGCTTGGCGTCTTTGGTTAACTTGCTCACCTGTAATCGGAGGAGGTGGCACAGGAGTAGCAGGTGCAGTGGGTTCTCTAACTATTTTGACTCCTAGTATTTCAGCTAACTTATTGGCACCGGCTGACAATACTTCTGTGAGCTGACGTACATTCTGCGCCATAGTAGGAAATAGTTTTTCCATCACTATTTCATCTATCTGCACAGCAAAGTCTCTAAGAACTTTTTGTGCTTGAAAAAGATTTTGTACGTTCTTGCCTGTGGCCTCAGCATCGCTTTTTTGTTCAGCAGTGGCTTTGCCCAGTGTTTGTGCATTGAGATCTTGTGCTACGCTGAGGCTACGCATGCCCACTAACATCGGATCTAGTACAGTACCCAGCTTGCCTACCCTGCGCTCAAACTCATCAGCGCCCAGGGCTTGTCTAGTTTCTCGTACTGCCTGCTGTAACTGGCGCATGGCTTCGATTTCGTTGATCTTGCCATTTTCAAGATCTTCAGCAATGGCAGCCGCTCTGTTGTTAGTAGCTGCCATGAGTGCTTGACTACGCTCAGTAGTGGCGCCACCAAAAATATCTTTGAATCCTTCTGCTAGTTCTTTGCTACCATGTGTTTCTAGAAGTTTAGCAGTTTTAGTAATAGCCCCTGCTGTGCCCTTTTGTTCAGCAATGGCCAAGGTAGCACCAAATCGCAGTTCACGACTCATGGCTTCAAGGTCGGCTGCAACCTTGTCTCTGTTCTGACCTGTAAGTCTGGCTAACTCATCAACTTGTGCTAAATACTTGCGATTGGCTTCGCTGAGAGCTTTGGTATCGTCAAAGTTTATCTTGGTCAGATTTCGTTGAAATCCGAGGAACTTAGCTGAAAACTCTGTTTGCTGTTCAAAGCTAAATCCCAGCTTGAAAAACTGTTGTTCAAACGCTGTGCCTGCTGTAGTTATTTGCCTTAGTACTCTAGCACCTTGGCTAACGGTAACACCCGATGCGGCCAGAGTTTCAGAGTTTCTGCCTATTAACTTAGCATACTGATCCATGCTCAAGCCTAGTGCTCGAGCTTGATCTGCAAATCCGTCGATGCTGGTACCGGCTAGGCCGCCAACCAGGGCTATTTCTCGGAAAGCACCAGAAACTCTTTGTACTTCGTCTAGTGCAAACTTGCCATACGCCTGAGCAAACTCCACGGCAGCCTCGCCGTACTTTTTCATTATGTCGCCGGTGATAGTCGAAACACCACCAACGACCATACCAATTATTTTGCCTTTGGGGCCAAGGAACATGCTCAGACCGCTGATTGCTTCGCCAACACTGGCTATCGCATCACCTACTTTGGCAGCACTGTATTTGGCCGCTGTACCAAAAGCATCAACAGCGGGTTTTAGAGAGCGAAAATCTTCTCTATTTTCTCTTGCGGCCTGAGCCGCACTGCCCATGTCTTTGGCAAAAGACTTCAGTGTTTTGGCTAGAGAAAGTCGTTGGTCTGTTTCACCTTCTATGGCTTTTTCAGACTCTTTAAAATCTTTGTTCAAAGCATCAGCTGCCTTGCCCAGTTTGAGCAAAGTAGCAGAACTCAGCGTTGAACTGGTTCTAATCTCGTCTAGAGCTTGTTTAAGTAATTCGGTCGAGTTTTCTAAATCAGCCATAATCTACGTAGATAAGTACAAACATACACTAATATTTATGGTAAGGAAAAATGCCAGAAACCAACAACCCCTTGCGCAGGTTCTTTAGACAGCCTGCTATCTACATCAAGTTGCCATCTGATGGCAACTTTTATCCGCCAGGTGCATTAGAAATGCCTGCCAATCGAGAGTTAGCGGTGTATCCAATGACTGCCATGGACGAGATCACGTACCGCACTAGCGATGCATTGTTCAACGGTGCAGCCATTGCCACGGTGATTTCCAGTTGTATTCCTGCCATTAAAGACGGTTGGCAGATTCCAGCTATTGACCTTGACACTGTGCTGGTTGCTATTCGTATTGCCAGCTACGGACACGAGATGGAGTTTGAAAGTGCATGTCCTCACTGTCAACACGAAAACTCATTTGGGTTGGATCTACGCAATGTTATAGACAACATCAAGAGTCCAGACTACACTGCCACAGTGGAACTAGGTGACATTCAAATATACTTCAAGCCCTTGAGCTATCAACAGGTCAACGCCAACTCCATGGACCAGTTCCAAGATCAAAAACTCATTGAACTCTTACCTACCGCAGATATACCCGAAGAAGAAAAAGTTCAACGTCTCAGTCAGGCTTTTGCCAAACTCACAAATATGACTGTCAAAGCCATGGCACAAAGTATTGCAATGATACAAGCCGATGGAGAAATGGTTGTTGAAACAGAGTATATCGAAGAGTACATTAGAAACTGCGAGAAAGAAACATTTGATCGCATTAGAGATCACATGGCTGAACTTAAGAAAGTTTCTGAGCTCAAACCGTTGCACATCACTTGTCAGGGCTGTACCAAACAGTATGAAACTCCGTTTACCATGGATGTTTCAAATTTTTTCGTCTCCGCCTCCTGACCTCGGGTCCTGAGCGCATTGCCAAGATGGTTGATCAAAACGATAAAGAAATCAAAGCTATTAGAGCAGATGTCTTAAAGTTGTGTTGGTACATGCGAGGAGGCTTGACATACGAAGAAGCATTGAATCTCAGTTGGGGCGAGAGAGAGATTATCAGCGATTTAGTTAAAGAAAATCTAGAAACTACAAAGAAAACAGGCCTGCCGCATTTCTAATGAACATAGATCAAGTTAAAAAAGACATCGAAGACTGGATTGTGAACTTTGTAGAAGTTCCGCACCCTGCACTGGGCGGATTTCCACCTTGTCCGTATGCTCGCAGTTCTAGATTGAAAAACAGCTACGAAGTGTATCTGGGCATGAATCCCTACTTTGATTTAAAAAACCAAGCTAGAATGGGCATGGGCGGCAAGGAAGTTATTATCTATGTGTATGATCCCAAAGAATGGAATCATGCTCTATTCAGTGCCAGTTTGCACTCGGCCAACACAGAGTTTTTACTACACAACGACATGCTGGCTTTGGAAGATCACCCTGAAGATGTAGAAAATGTCAACGGCCTGATCATGAATCAAGGTACGTATGCACTGGCTCTGGTTCAGAGTCTCAGCGATCTCAATGCCAAAGCAAAGACCATGGCCAACAAAGGATTCTACGATGCCTGGCCGGAAGACTACTTGCAGGCACTGTTCCAGCATCGAGGGGATCCCAGACAATGAGTTATCACTTTGCCAGGATTGATCTAGCCAAAACCAACTATGAACTCACAGTAGAGTGGGGGTATCTTATTCCCACAGCAGAGCAAATACAAGAGTTAGATAACATCTATCGTGCCTATTGTATCTACAAACACTTTGGATCAGTGATGCCTATGTTCCACAGCAGATACACAGACCCAATGACTGATGTCATAGGCTACTTTGATCAAGGACAAATGGTTGCGTTCTCTTTGATACGGCGGTACGATGAACGCAATGCCTTGTGCGATCAGTTTGCGTGGACTTATCACAATCCCAAAACTAGACTGGGCATCGAAACAATGAAAACAGAGTGTGCTATCTACAAAGCTCGGGGATTTGAGTATCTTTATCTCGAGCAGGCACATTTATACAAACAAGAAATAGATGGGTTTGAGCTATTAGGGCCAATGGTGTAATAAAATGTATTCTGTTTTTCAGCACTGGGATCCGTTGCAAGTATGTGTTTTAGGACGTAGTTACAGTCCAGAGTTTTATGACTATATTAAAAGTCCGCATGTTAGAAGCCTGTTTCAACACATGGCTAAAGAAACAGAAGAAGACTTTCTAGCAATCGAACAAAAACTTAGTGATTTTGGAGTCACTGTCATTAGGCCTACGTTACCTAGCAATCCATTTGACGAATCTACAAAGAAGTTTTTTAGGCCGCCGATGACTCCCAGAGATATTATGACCACTGTAGGCACTAAGTTTTATCATGCTTGTTACAACAAAAACTACAAATGGTATTACTCAGGACCAGGCGTTTATGATAATATTCTTGATCATGTCAAAGGTCAAGGCAACGCAATACTTGACTCTTGGAATCCAGCGTTGATCAACGGTGCACAGATTATTAGATTAGGCAAGGATTTATTTTTTGGTACAGAATATTATAATCGACCGTTGACAACATATCAACAAGAGTTAAATCAACATTTTCCTTACACGAGGAACCATGTTGTTGACACAGGTGGGCACTACGACGGAACTTGTTGTGTTGTTGCACCAGGATTGATTATCAGCGGGTACGATGCGCCAACTTACGAAAAAACTTTTCCAGGCTGGGAGGTAATATATCTTCCCAACATGACATTTGCTAAAGATGGCGACAACAAGAATATTCTTACTATGAAGTTTGCAAATCGAAAACATCGAGGTAAATGGTGGATTCCAGGGTTTGAAGAGGATCAAGAAGTGGTCAACTATGTTGACCATTATCTTAATCATTGGCTAGGTGATGTATCAGAAACTGTGTTTGACATTAACATGCTGATTATTGATCCAAAAAATGTCTTAGTGTTCAACTACAACGAAACTGTATTCCGCGCTCTTGAACGCTACGGCATTACTCCGCATATTGTCCCGTTTAGACACAGATTCTTTTGGGACGGCGGATTGCATTGCATTACCAGTGACTTACATAGAGAAGGCGCAATGCAAGATTTTTTTACAAAAGGCTAGCAAATGGACATTTACACAATCTGGGCAGACAAAGAGGGAGACATCAGCGACATAGACTGGGTCAATAACATGAAGAAGTTCTTTGATCACTTAGTGGCTGAAGACAAAATGGTATCATACAGAATCACACGTTGCAAAATGGGATTCCGTAGCATAGCTGACATGCCAGAGTGGATGATACTCATGGAGTTCAATGACATGGGGCAAATAGAAAGTGCATTCCAGAGAGTTGTTCCTCAACAAGGAGAACTCGAAGAGAAACATAAGTCATTTAATCAGTTTGTTGCTGGCAATATACAACACGCACTATTTCGTGATTGGCCAGATAACATTAAATCATAAAGCTCTTTTGAGAACTGCTACGCAGTTCTATTCATTTCGCTTGCGCTCATGAATACTATTAAGTCGAGCGAAGCGAGATAACAGTTATCATCCAGATTGTTTGGTCACACTTTGCCCGCGCAGGGCAAAGAAGTGTCATCATCCGAGTCGACTCAGTCACTTAGCGTTACAACATTACAGAGGCGGTTGTCCGGTACCTCGAGTTGTGTCTTTATACAACGGCGGGCTTGTATCTATACGCTAACATACATACAAACCGTGTGCTATCACTAGCACGTCTTTTTCCCTTTAGTCACTCTGTTCAAACAATCAAACCGCAGGTTTTGCGATCGTGGTCCTGTTAAGGATACTGATTGAGTGCTCATTGGTACGATGAGACTTCCGTCCGGGCGTATTTAAACCCCTTGTCGTGAGCACACGATATCGGCCTGTGCGAGCCTTCTATTACCTAAAAAGTATTTTTGTCAAAGAAATTTTTTATCTGTGTTGCAAATAGTTGGTTAGTATTGATTCCAGGGTTGGCGTCCATCCACCCATTACCTGCAGTGTATGAACATCCGGCAAAAACTACTTTATCTCTCACTGTTTATTTTTCCCTTAATATGACTTCCATGTACACGGACTTGTATGTGTCCATTGTAGTAATCGTCTGATTCCAACACACGTCTAGAGAATTGTTCGCGAGCTTCTATGTAACTACATTCAGCCTTGGTACTACAGTAGTATAAGATTTCGCGTAAGAAGTTTTCTGTGCCTAGCAGTTCAACATCTCGAGATAACTCTGGAGAACTACCGTAATATGTTTGCCAATCCGAATCTATAGTGCCACGTATTTTTCGGCGTTTCTTTTTGCCGTTTTTGAGTTTGACTACTTTGTAAGTTGTTTTCTTGAACTTTGCCAGTTTTTTGCCAATGTACATCCTGCCAGTCTGTTTATTAGTGATCAAATAAACAAATCCAGCACATTCTTCGGGTAGTTCTGTGATTTGGCGTGATTCAAAAAGCCATGACATGGAGTTGTAGTTATCATTTTAGTTCCTTTATAATGCTTTTTCTAGTTGCCATTGTTTATCAAAGTTAGTCTCAATATCTTCTGTACCACATGCATCCAAACATACAATGTTGGGATTCAAGCTAGTCCATGAACTTTGTACTTCATCAAAATCTGTAACAAAGTTGCGTTGTCTGCTCCCCAACCAACAACAAGGACTTACCTGTCCTTGTGCATCAATGTAGATGCTTTGCTCGTTGAGAGCATGGCAACTGATTTTTCGTGCTTGTTGTTGTGGTAGATGCCAATGCACAGGAGATTCTAAATCTTTGATTAGTGGTCGTTTGCTGACTTTGGCGCGGAACCATTTAAATCCCATATCTTGGGCTAACTGCTCGCAAGCATCAACTTGATGTTCGTTGTGTCGGTAAACCAACATATCCCAGTGTGCAGAACCGCCACCGGCAATAAAAGCTTCCGCATTCTGCATGAGTTTGTTCCAGTTGACGTTGACTCTATAGTCATTGTTGGTGTTTTCTAAACCGTCAATACTAAACACCACATAGTCGTTGCGTTGATTTAATATCTGTGCCAGTGAGTGCCACCAAAACGTAGTGCCAATGCCACCATTGGAGTTCATGCCTAGCACAATGTTGGGATTTTGTTTTCTGAACCACTCATAGATAGCAATAGTATGATTGCCTGCAGCTGGATCTCCATAGTTACCACACATGAACATTTTTTCTAGTTTGGCAACAAATCCTTTAGGTAACAAGTGTTCTAACATTTCTACAGAAAGTTGATGTTTACTACGTTTGTCAAAGTCAGCATCAGTTTCTCGAGCGCAAAGAGCACACTCTGCCTGACACACATCGGTGGGCTCTAGGTGCAATACTTTTATGTCACGCGATGTCAACATCTGTGTTGTAGCTGGTGAAGCCATTTTCTTTGACAACCTTTAATATGTTTTCTACACGACCGGCTAGCTCATCTCTGTGACTCACAAGCCAGATACTCTTGCGACGCTCGCGACTCATCTTCTTGAGCAGAGCTAAACTGTTTTCCACACCCTGAGTGTCCATACCCGAATCTACCAGTTCGTCAATGAATAGCACGTTGATAGGATGATACAAACTTTCCCATACATCACGGAATGCCCAACTCATTGAAAGTATCAAGCGATTGCGTTCACCTCTACTGAGATTGTCAAAGTCCAAGTCTCGACCCAACTCGGTGATTTCCACTGATAGATCGTTTTGGAATATGACCTGATGTGGTAATCCAATCCTATCAAGATAGTGTGTAAGACGAGCATTGAGATAACTCAAGTTTTGTTCAATGATCTTTTTTCGAATGAAACTGTCTTTGTTAGTTAACAGCTTGAGCAGGAAATCTTGATGTTCCTGTAATCTTGTGAGTTCATTGAGTGTGTTGTAACTTACTACCTGCAACGCTTGACCTGACATTTCTTCAATCTGTTCACTGTAAGGATCTACTTCCTGTGCCTTGACATCTAGTTGACGTTGCAAATTGTCCAAGTTAGCTCGATGTTGTATAGCGTCTTCTTCTGCATCGTAAAACATCTTTGGGGGCTTGCCTAACACGCCCAAGGATTGGTGGGTTGTCTCCAACTCTGATAACAAGTTGCTATGTTTTTGGCAAGACGTTCTTGCCGTTGCTAGATCCGTCTGCTTTCCTTCCAATACCTGTTGGTGCTTATTGTCGTGGAATGGTTGCCCGCAGGTATGGCAGGTATGGCTCTCAAGAGTCGCAATCTCTTTGATAAGTTTTTCAATGCTTTTCTTTTCACGGTCCACATCGAGTTTCGTACGGCTGATCTGGCTAGATAAGTCGTTAATGTCCTTACGCGTCTGATCCCAAATCTTGTGATCTTTATGCGCTTGTATCTCTGCTTCAATGTTGATCTTATTGAGCTCGTCGAGAGCTGTTTGAAGCTTGGCCGTATCTTCCTCATGTTTGGTTTTCCATAAAGTTTGCCTACGGCGCAGATTTTCTATTTGTTCTTCTATGCGCTTGTTGGCTTCTTGTACTGCACGAATACGCATCTCTTCTTGAGAGATAGCATCCTTGGTTTCTCTGTTGAGTTCTTTGATGCGCTCAGCACGTTCACTCAGCAAGGTAATGCCCAACAGTTGTTCAATGATAGCTCGCTGATCATTGGCTTTCAAACTCAAAAACGGTTCGGTATAGGTATTCAAGGCCAGTACATGCCGGAACATGTTGTGAGTCATGCCCAGTGCAGATTCGATAGCATCTTGAGTTTCACGACTATCGCCCTGTGCATCGTCAGTGGCTGCTTGTTCTTCATTGTTGACATAAAACTTGAGAACATTGGGTTTACGTCCTCGTTCGATTCTATAATCACGGCCGTTGATAGCAAACTCCAAACTGACCAACATGTTTTTACTGTTGGTCTTGTTGATTAGATTGTCTTTGCGAATGTTGGTTAGAGCTTGTCCGTAGAGCGCATAGCTTAGAGCATTGATAATGGTAGTCTTGCCAGTGCCGTTTCTAGAGCCATTGCCGCCTAAGTCTAAGTTTTCACCTAAAACAAGTGTAAGATCGTTGCGGTCAAAGTCAATGCCTTGTGTGGCATTGCCCACACTCATAAAGTTTTTAACTGTTAAATTTCGAATGTGAATCATTCTTTGTTATCTGAACATTGTTGTAAGCATACTGGATTTGGTTTGTTTCTAAAACTGTTGGTATAGTTTTCCTGCCAAATATTACTATTGATGATAGCCTCTAAGTCACTATTATAGATGCTTATTTGACAGAAGTCAATTTTTAACACTTTTTTAAAGTGATAATCGATCAAAGAGAATTGTTGAAAGTGATTAGCTTTGTGCCAACCCATGAGCCAACAGCAAGGCCATATAGTACCGTCAGCGTATATTGATATCCAACCAACTTGTTGACTGCGACAAGTAATAACCTTGTTACTTTTTGCTATCTTCTTTTCTATGTTGTTAGAACTTGACTTAACTAGTATCGGAAAATCAGTGTTTACAATATCAAATTTTTCTATGATGTTATCTTTGCTAATAACTTGACCTGACTGATCAAAACGATCTTGAAATATAACAAAGAATTTTTTAAACCCTAATTGCTGGCTTAACTCTCTAGCCTGTTCAACCTGATGTGCATTATGTTTAAAAATAATAAATTGCCATTCTGCATTACCGCCACCTTGGATAAACGCGGTTGCATTGTTTATAACCTTTTGCCAATTTGTACCCACTCGATAAATGCTGTGGGTATCGTCTAAACCATCAATTCCAAACACCACACGATGTTGATAACATTTTAACTGAGCACCAAAAGTATGCCACCATGAGGTATCCCGAATACCACCATTAGTATGCAGGCTAATAAATGCCGAAGTATTCTCACAAGTCCATATCACAATGTCGTTGATGCGCGGATGCATTAAATTGTCGCCGGTTGTACCGTTAAAATTGATGTGTTTAACGGTTCTCCACACTGACATTGGGATGTTAGAGACTACTTTGTCCCAATCCAATATGTCGTTGGTTTTCATCTTTGCGCCGCGCAAACAAAGAGGACATTCAGCATTGCAATTATTAATGCTTTCGATGTCTATTGTGGTTATGTCAGCGATTCTAAACATTGTACTAACTCTGGAAACGTCTTTCGTACGTCTAATCCTCTACGTTGATCTAACTTAGTAAGAAAATTTAATATCATGGACCCACTAACTTCCCCTGGTATAGCTGAAAAGTTGTCTAAAATTGTTGTAATACTAGGATGCGTTACGTGCGCAATCCTAGTCAAAATCCAAGATTTGATGCGATTATCTAAATTATACAAATTTAAGATAGCCGGACCTTCGAGGCCATGATGGAAATGTCCATCATGGCGTCTGAGCATGTTCATAAAAATTTTTACCTTTAATGTTGCACAGTAATCTAGAATTTGGTCTATGTAACCAATGTTTAAAATGCTAACAGTTGTGATTACTGTTAGTTCTAGTTGCGGGAGAGTTTGTTGTAGTTGCTGATACCATTTAATGTTAAAATCCACATCGCTCCATTTTGCAGGAAATCGCAAATATTCAAACTGTTCTTTCACCCCATCAACACTAACGTTTATTTCAATGGCTTTAAAAAATTTCCAAAAAACTAATTGCTCAGTGGGCATCCTAGTCCCATTAGTATTATATTTGAGCCTAATGTGTCTAGCATGATTATTATCAACCAGCCATTTGAGCACAGCAACTTGTTGCTCGCTGTTAATCATAAATGGTTCACCACCTACGAATTCTATCGCACCGATAGTACTAGCATGAGTTTTTAAATGATCCCATACGTCAGCATTGTTATCCAATGATACTACTGGGCCTGCTGGCAAATTAAATTTTTTGTTCTCGCTAATCCAACCAGAGCTGGCTTGGTCATTACATGTTGTACATCGCAGATTACAATGATTACCTAGTCGCAGATAATACTCAACAAAGTTACCATGTGTATTAGATAAATCTTGGTTGAGTACTTGAAAGATCTTGCTGTACGTTTGGTTATCACGCTGACGTTTACTAACTAAACCTAGTTTTTCTTGATTCCAGCAAGCATTACAATCTGTAATTTTCTTGCCGTTCAGTAAATCACTCTTAATTGATTTTAGCTCGTCACTGTTAATGTATTCATTGACAGAATTACAGTTGATTGATGATCTAAACAAGCAACATGGGTTGAATCCCTCTGATGTTTTAGCATGCAATGTTATCCAAGGGTTAACACAGAATGTTTCGGAAATCATAGATTCTGGTAAATCTTTAAAAGTAACTTGTTGTCGTAAAACTCTGACTCAATATTAGTGATCTGATCTGTAACAATTTGATCCACAGATTCAAACTTAGTTTCTCCGGGAGCTAGGTCTTCGCTAACTCCAGCAGTCTTGTTTGGAATCAATGCCATCTCACGTAAATCGTATGTTTTGATAAAAGTTTCTTTGATATAGTTAGCTTCTTCGTAGCTAATCTCAATGTCTAGATTGACACGTACATGCATCTTGGGCTTAAGAAGGGTTTGAGCGTTGTCAATGAGATTGGCGAGTCCATATACGCGGTACGTTGGTTGATCAGGCCAAGCATGAAATTCAGGCGGTCTTCCCCAGTCCAGTATTGTAAGTCCTCTCTCGTCGTCACCAGCATCTGCGTAGTTATGAGGGAACGCATTACCGATGTAGGTGATATTTATCTTAGTCTGTCGTTTGTGAAAATGTCCTGTAAACACATGTTCGAATCCTCCAAGATCTTCACGCTTTATTTCTCCATGATCTGGCATCTCTACCATTGCGTTCATTAGATATCCAGGCAGTTCAAAGTGTCCAAACATATACTTGCCTTTTAGCTTGGGAATGCGTTTGTAATCATCTCCACAAAGCCAGGGAGCGATCACAACATCACCGTCGCTGAACCAATCATTACAGATCTGGATACGAGGCAAGTGCTTGGCCCATTCTACACTTTGAACATCACGTTTGTCTCGATAATACAGATCGTGGTTGCCAGGAATAAAATACACACGTTCAAAGTTGTCATTGAGGTGTTCCAAGGCACGTAGGCTATATTGCAAAGTAACAATATTGATACTGGATCTGTTGTTGTGCCAGTCACCTAGAAACAAGCATGTTTTGCAACCTTCTTCTCGAGCTTTGGCAGTAGCCCAGTGAACAAAAGACAAACAATCATCGTTGTGTAGTTGACTGTTTGACTTCAATCCAAAATGTATATCTGTGAAGATGGCAGCTTTTTTAAATAGATTACCCATCTAGTGATTATACTATTCGTCTGAGCTGTTTGCAACCGTTTCGGCTGTTTTGTTATGACTTTCGCTGTATTGGCGTGTCCAGCTAGGATTCAATCCGTTCATCTCCAGGATGTCATCGCGGATGTTTTGCATCTTCTTTTCAATGTTTAATACTCTAGTAAACGAGTTTGTGATGGCTGCTGTGTAGTAAGCAAAGGGATTTTGGCTCTTGTTCTCATCAAACTGTAGACCTATTTGCGATAGCTGTAGCAAGGCTTGACCGCACATTTCTTCGTTGTATGTATAGCCACGCCAGTTGCTTCTAGTGGCATATCTTTCACAGAGTTTGATAAACATAGTGGCCAGTTTATTGGTCATTTTGCCGTGATCTCTGCAGAACTTGCCCCCATCTAAGGTACCCTTCCAGTGCGATTTTCCTACCAAAAACGGTTGTTTTCCTTCATCCAAACGATAGTGAAAAAATGGTGGAAAGTTCAATCTCACATGATTCATGTCCAGCACAGGTACTTCTACCAGCTCATCTAGATCGCTGGTTTCTTCGTCTTCCAAGGCCAACAGTTCGTCTAACTTCTGCTTTTTGGCCTGTGCTTTGGTGGGTTTTTTGGGTGCTTTGGGTATGTGATCCCAACAAGTGATGCGAAACACAAGGTCAGTGTGCGGTATCTTTTTTTCGTTTAACACTTCTCCAGTTTCGCGTTTGATACGGTCAGCACGATTGCGTCGGGCTTCTGCAATGGTGCGTTGATTGATCTTGCCAAGACTGGGCAATATGATGTCATATTGATGATCGTTCACAGGGTCAAGATAACTGCAATATGTGTTCTTGCTAAGGTGTATTTCTTTGAGGATATCTCGGTTATTGAGATAGTTTACTTTTTTTGCTGGCGCAGGGCCAAGTGATGCTGTAGCCAAGATGTGCTCTCCTATAGTGTAGTTATTATACAACACTCTCTGCCGTTGTCAAACCTTTTGTGCGATTAACTTAGCCGTTTTTGTTGCCGGTAAATACATGAAGGGAACTACTATGGCCTCAACAGCGCAGATACAAGCACAGATCAATTCAAAACAAGCAACAGTCAGGTCGTTGGAAAACAATCTTGAATCCTTGCCTGCTGGGTCACAATCAGCCAAAGCAGTACAACAGCAGATCAACGTTCTCAACAATCAAATATATTTATTAAATGTAGCTTTGGCCAATGCTACCACAGCAACTAACCCGCCAAATCCACAAGTTCCTGTAGACCCGTTAGTTCCATTGCAACAGGTAGAAATAACCAGTTCGCAGATCCCACCAGGTCCAGTGGTACAAGGTAGAACACCCTTGCTGGTCAGCAATCCTCCAGATCCTGCAGCCGTCGACACTGAACTAACCCAAGAGGTTCCACCAGGCAGCACAATAATAAATCAATTACCAGCAGACAATCCCTACAGCATACCACCTCTTAACAATCAACCGCAGACTATCAGGCTTGCACCTCAGCCTGTGGGCGGCAATTATGTACCATCATACAATCCTGAAACTGGCGAGTATGATGTAGTTGATTTGACCACCGGATTATCAGTCGTGACTGGTCTCACTAAGCAGGCGGCTGAGCTAGAGGCACAAAATCTTTCAGTGGGAGATCCTGGGTACGGCGGTCTTGCTGCACGTAACTTTGGTGTGGCCTATGACGACGACGGATTTTTATTGCCAGGCTATACATTAGACGAGAATGGAAATCCTGTGTATGTGGGCGGCGACTTTGTGGAACCAGCCACAGCGGCCTCGGCCGAAGCCAGCCGTGTAGAAGCATTGACTCAGCAAGCTCGCAACCAAGCCACAGTGCGAGACCAGCGCAAGGCCAACGGCGCCGCTGCCGGTAACGGTGATTGGCGTGTGAGACTGCGTTTGGCACCCAACGCCACGTACCTGTATAAAACACCAGGCATTGGATCTGCGGGAATCATGGAGCCGTTGCGTGAAACAGACGGAGTGGTCTTTCCTTATACCCCCAAGATTGACATGGCCTATCAAGCAGAATACACACCCTATGATTTGGTGCATTCTAACTATCGCGGCTATTTCTACAAAGGCAGCAGAGTAGGTGAAGTCTCTGTCACAGCAGACTTTACAGCACAAGATTCTACTGAAGCAGACTATCTGTTGGCCGTGATACACTTTTTTAGATCTGCCACCAAAATGTTCTATGGACAGGACAAACAGCGTGGAACACCTCCGCCTCTGGTATTCTTGTCAGGTTTGGGCGAGTTCCAGTTCAATGAACATCCTTGCGTGATCAGTCAGTTCAACTACAGCTTGCCATCAGATGTGGACTACATCAGATCACGTGGTCGACAATCTACATCGGCAGGTATCACACAAGGTGGCAATGGGTTGATGTTCCGTCGGACCTTGGCCAGTTCTGCTAGACCCAGTTACAGCCTCAGCAGTATATGGAGCAGGCTCACAGGTGCTAACTTGCCCCAAGGCGGCATGAACATACCACCTGCACCGCCCAACCTTGGGTTGAGCTCGCCTACCTACGTCCCTACAAAGATTTCATTGTCGTTGACTCTGTTGCCCATGCCCACACGAAGTCAAGTCAGTCAGCAGTTTAGTTTGGAAAAGTTTGCCAATGGCAACTTGTTGAGAGGAGGATTCTGGTAATGGCTATCTATGCGGCAACCAGTTCATATTTTGCCACACCCAAGGTCAATGGTATCTATCTAGGTTTCATGGTCAACAGGCCCATACCCAAGCAGTCTGATGACATCTATTTTACAATCAATAAAACCTACAATCTTAGGCCAGATCTCTTGGCCTATGATCTCTATGGAGATGCTGGACTGTGGTGGGTGTTTGCTCAACGCAATCCCAATGCATTGCCCGACCCTTTAGGCGATTTCAGAGATGGTGTGCAGATCTATGTGCCCAAGCTAGACACTTTGAGAGAGGCTCTGGGTTTTTAATCGATGCCAAGTACATTTTTTCTCAGTTCGCAGGCAGCCAATCGCGCACTTAATCAAGGCGAGTCTGCTATTCGAACAGCTCGCCGGGCCAACACCGAACTGGCAGCGGCTGCCACGCAAGGCAATCGTCTGCGAGCCGAAAATCTCTACGGTGTAGTACAGAACTTTTGCAATCAAGCAGAGCGCAGTAACACAACGGCCAAAAAAGAAATCAACGACATGGCACGCCAGGCCACACCTGGCAATCAACAAGAAGCCAATCTAGTTAGGATAGAAAGCGAGCGTAGTCAACAACTGGATAGAGACATAGCAGAATGTCGTGCCTCGGCCAACAACTCTTTGGACACACTGACTAGATCAATTGCGCTGGGCACGACTCCGGCTGATGCGCAAGCCACGCAGGTCAGAACACAGACTCCTGCCGCAGTGGTATCCTCAGCAGCCGTGGTAGTGGCCTCCCAACAAGCTGACGATCAAGGAGCCAGAGCACAGAATCCTCCAACGCCGCCAGAGTTTGTACCACAAGAACTCAACCCAGATGCATTTGTTTCCGGAGGACTTAACCCAGATGCATTGGTTCCCATACAACAAGACGCCAACGGTACACAAAACGGTCAGTTGGTAGTCAACGCTGGCGTCCCAGTAGTCACAGCACAAATAGCACAGTCACCAGGGCCATCGGCACCTGGTGACGATGTTAAAGTGGTGTTGCCGCAGGTTTCAGTAACTGGATCAGGTATCTCGGGCGACCGCCCTACCATAGCGCCAGAGTTCTTGGCACCTATTGTTGCTACTCCTAACAAACTGGCCAAACTTTCAAGCATGAACTACAGCATCAGTATCTACATACTCAACATTGAAGAATACAAAAGACTGGTAGGCAGTCCACAGAAGACATTGCCATCACAGCAGTTGATCATACAGAGTGGCGGCATAGATCAAGGATTAGGATACAGCGTGGGCCAGCGCAACAAATATTTTGATGTTGACTTTTATCTTGACAATGTGGTCATTGACAGCAGTATAGGTACACAAAATGGCAATCGTGCGCACAATGCATTGACCTTAAACTTTTCAGTGATTGAGCCCAACGGCATAACATTTATCCAACGTCTACGCAAAGCAGTGAAAGCACATCAGGCTGCTAACACCCCCACTGTGAGCGAAGCCAATCAGAACTTTCTCATGATCATAAGATTCTATGGCTATGACAGCAATGGTCAAATAGTCAACGCCAGCCAGCTGGGGTTGACTGAAGCTGGTAGTGACACCAACGCTATCATTGAAAAATTGATTCCTTTTCAGATTGCTGACATCAAATACAAATTAAGCGCACACACGGTGGAATACAACGTAATGGCCACGGTACCACAGGTAGGTATCGGGTTTAGTCAAATAACAGCGACCATACCATTTGACTTTGAACTGCAAGCTCCTGACGTAGCTACACTGTTAAATGGTCGGACATCATTTGCTGGCGTGAGAACTTTTGGTCTACAAACCGATGAAAATCAGTCGGCTGTTGAAACACAAAGATTGTTAAACGGTGCAGGCAGTGTGGCACCACCTAACGCCAGCGTGGCTGCCTCGGTGAAAACCTATACAAATGGCCTGGCTGACGCATTGAATCAACATCAACTAGATCTTAAAAATACTGGACAACAAGAATTTGCCGATCAGTTTGAATTTGTATTGGCCAATGTTAAAGGTCTGTCGGATGCCAAAATGTCTCGACCTGGCCGGCAAGACAAACAGAGAACAGCTACTCCACCACCTGTTACTGCTAATCAAGCCTTGAATCCCAATGTAGGAAGTTATAACAGTAACTCCAAAACTTGGAGCGTGACCAGAGGCACACAGATAGTGCAGTTGATTGATCTCGTGATGCGCAACAGTACCTATATCACCAGTCAACAGAATATTATTTTTGACGAAGTTACAAATCTACCTAAGCCGCAGACACCAGTGGCCACTGTGCAATGGTTCCGAATTGGCTGTCAAGTCACTCCTCTTGGCTATGACAACAAACGCAGATGCATTGCCTACAAGAGTACATACTATATTACTCCTTATCAGATCAACGATCCTCGGGTGCCATTGTTTCCCAATGCTCGCTTTAGAGGCACACACAAAGTCTACAACTATTGGTTTACAGGAGAAAACAACGAAGTTCTAGATCTAGACATTGAAGTCAACTATAACTATACCACCACGTTTGGCAACTATCAAGCAGGTTTCGGACCAGCAGGAGACTTTACCAGCAGTTCTCGTATCTACGAAAAACGCTACTTCCAAACCAAACCCAACTCTGAAGGCACAGGCGGAACTGGTGATACTACCACGCCTGCGGCACAGTTAGCAGAACGGTTATACAATGATGCTGATATACAAAAAGCACAGTTGACTATCGTGGGTGATCCTGATTGGATACAGCAGAGCGAAGTGTTCTACAATGATCCGCGAAACATCAGCCTTTCTCCTTTCATGCCTGACGGTAGCATGAATACTGCGGCCAGCGAGGTGTTGTATGAAATCAAATTCAATCCTGTCAACGACTACAATCTCAACGACGGTTTGGGTACCATAAACTCCAATGGCGGATTATATGGGCAATCCAATGCTGACATAAGATTGGAACCTCAGAGCACAGTTTTTGGTGCTTTAATGTGTCGAAGCAACTTTCGTCAAGGCAGATTTACCCAACGACTCACGGGCACTATCAAGTATTTCAACGCCAGCCTGGCCAACCTTACTGTGGCCAATCGTCAGACTTTGGCAGCCAATGGTGTAAACTCTGAAGGATTTGCTGTGGGTGTGCCAGTGTTAGCAGACGACGGCTCAGTGAGCACCTTACAAAAGAACGAATATGGTGATCTCTATGATCCCGGCACTTTGATTAGCCCACAGTTTGCCACCGGCACTGTGCCTGTTCCTTCAACCACTCCTGCAACTCGTTCGGGTCCCACTGTGGTTTCTACTGGCGCGGCGGCTGGCATACCAGCAGGACAAACTGTACCCAACGATGATGAAGCTTCGGCTTTTACTCCATTCCAGGGTTTTGCATAATAAGTAGAACACCATGGCAGAAAACGTTCAAAGATCATCGGGCATACCAGGTGCCTTTAAGCTAGATCGGGGCAATGCACCCACACAGGTGGGCATGTACATTGGAGAAGTGCGCCAAGTTTTGGATAGCACACGCAGTGGGCAAGTCAAAGTTTGGATCGAAGATTTTGCAGGACCAGACAAGGAAAATCCAGATCTTTGGAGACCAGTATCACCTGTGAGTCCATTTTACGGTACGACCAATCCACCAGTGGAGCAGGAAACTGGTGAGGGTAACTTTACGCTTAACAAGCAGAGCTACGGTATGTGGTTCACGCCTCCTGACATTGGTACACTACTGATATGCTTTTTTGCCTCAGGAGATTCAAACTATGGATACTATCTTGGTGCCGTAGTTCAGCCAGGTATCAATCATATGTTGCCGGCGATTGGAGCATCGCGCAACTACAAACTGGATAACTCTGGACAACAACCTTACTTCAACGGAGTGCCGCAACTGCCAGTGGTAGAACTCAATATCAACAATCAGCAGATATCAGAAAATCCGAAGTTTTACAATGAGAAAAAACCCGTACACTCAGTAGTGGCTGCTGTGATGTTGCAACAGGGCTTGATCAAAGATCCCATACGTGGGCCTATCAACTCCAATGCTCAACGGGAAAGTCCCAGTACAGTGTATGGTATCAGCACTCCGGGCCGCCCTATATATCTTGGAGGTATGAGCGACGAAGATGTATTGAAAAAAGCACAGTCTGGCGCTCTAAATCCGCAAGACGCCACAGTGATAGCACGTCGTGGTGGTCATAGTTTTGTCATGGACGATGGTGACATATCTGGTAATGATGCATTGGTTAGAATACGCACAGCCAAAGGTCATCAAATCACTATGAGTGATTCTGGAGACTGTTTTTTCATCATACATAGCAATGGTCAAACATGGCTGGAGTTTGGTAACCAAGGCACTGTGGACATCTATAGCACCAACAGCATAAACCTGCGTAGCAATGGCGACATCAATCTCCATGCTGATCGAAGCATAAACATGAATGCTAAAGGCGTGATTAACATCAAAGGCGAACGTGCGTTGGCCATGGAAGGAGAAACAATCACGTCCAAATCCAACAAATCTATCTTGATGTATAGCAAGGAATATATAGGAATCAAAAGCGACGGAACATTGAGCTTGAAATCTAATAAGTCTGGTACCTGGAACGCAGGATCTAACATGGTACTCAGTGCAGGATGTATCAGCCTCAATGGTGGTGATGCTCCGGATGTGCCCAAGCCTGGCGATATCTCAAAACAAAGTTTACCGGATACCAAGTTTGAACAGAACCGCGGCTGGGTAGTTCAGAATGGTGCGTTGACTACCATTGTAACTAGAGCCCCTACACACCAGCCTTATCCTTTGGTAGGTCGCGGCATCAACAATCAAACTGAACTGCAAGTATCTACAGCACCTATAGCAGTAAATGGGGAAATTGAAGCACGTATTGCTTCTATACAAAATGTAGATTTTTCTCCCATACAGGTCAAAGATTTTGAAGTGCAAGCTCCAGCAAATGCTGCCGTTGGATCTATACAACCAGATCAAGTCACGGCTATGTTGGCACAGCGGCGAGTGGATGCCAGTCAAAATTCTACTGATCTCAGCGAAGACGGACTTGGTGAATACAAGCTCACCCCTGCACAGCTTGAAGACGCTGGACTGTTGAAACCGGGTACCGTGGAGTTTTATCTCACTGGCGGCACAGCTACAGCAACGGATATCCTTACCAGCCCACAGGTCTGGACAGGTCAAAACGGAGTAAACAATGTCACTGCCTTGTTGTCTGACAGGTCTCTGCAAGCGTCGGTGCAGACGCAGTTGTACAATCAATCGTTGCAACAGTTGAGATCAGCTGGTGTGGTCACTGGTTCTGAAGATCCTGTGAAGTTGGCAGGCCTAGTACAGGCAGGATCCAAATACGGTGCAGACACTGTAAAAAACTGGATCCAAGGCAAAGTAGGTGATCTGGACAAAGACACAGAAATAGGAAAACTGGTACGTGGCGGTCAGTATGCAGTACAGCTTGCTAATCAAAAAATCAGCAATGCTCTCAAGGGCTATAGTACCACAGGTATTGGATCTACTTCTACAGTGAATCGCACAGGTATAGATGCGGCAGTATCTTCGGTGATTGGTAATGCCAAGGTCACTACGCCTAACTACACCAATCCTTTTACTATCTACAGCAATGTTTCAGATGCAGACTTGACCTATAGAGGCGATAATGCTATTGTTCTGGCCAATATCAATGCAGAACGACGCAGACGTGGTTTACCGCCCATACAAACGGCTTAAATACTAGAACATGGCAACGTTTATTGGATTCAACACTATCAATCAGTTTAAAAAGTTTACACTGGTAGACCTCCAGCTGATCAAGCGCGATCTCTTGAACTATTTCAACATACGCCAAGGTGAAAAAGTGGGCAGGCCCGACGTAGGCACTACCATGTGGAACTTGGTATTTGAACCGCAGACTGAACAAACTGCTGGATTGATCGTACAAGAAATGCAACGCATAGTGGGCCAAGATCCCAGGATCTATCTCACTAGAGCCGATGCTTACCCGCAGATCAATGGTGTGTTAGTCGAACTAGAAATACAAACTGTGCAAGGACAGACTGCTGAATTCTTGTCTGTATTTTTTGACCAGCAGACTCGCACTGCCAGCTACATCTAAAACTAAGCCGTTTATTCAAACCATAAATACTTTACGGAAGGTATTATGGCCAAGACTACTAGACAAACAGCAATATTTGGAGTAGAAGACTGGAAACGGATTTACACAACTTACCGAGAAGCAGACTTCCAAAGCTTTGACTTTGAAACTCTACGTAAAAGTTTTGTTGACTACATCCGAATCTATTATCCAGAAAACTTCAATGACTACATTGAATCATCTGAATTTGTGGCTCTGCTGGACGTCATGGCCTTTATGGGCCAGGCACTGGCCTTCCGCAACGACTTAAACATTCGTGAAAACTTTCTTGATACAGCAGAGCGTAGAGATTCTGTAGTACAGTTGGCCAATCTTGTAAGTTACACTCCCAAACGCAATCAAGAAGCACAAGGTTACCTCAAAGTATTCAATGTTTCAACCACAGAAAATGTCATAGACTATAACGGACAGAATCTCAGTGGTGTTACTGTAAACTGGAACGATGTGACCAATCCCAGCTGGCAAGAGCAGTTCACTGTGATCATCAACGCGGCACTGGCAGACAGTCAACGATTTGGTAAACCAGCCGCAACAAAAAACATCTTGGGTGTGGAAACACAAGAATATAGCTTGAATCTTGTGCCAGGGTTCCTGCCGGTAGTACCATTTTCATCCACAGTGGACGGTACTTCTATGACTTTTGAGGCAGTGAGTTCCACATTCCAAGACGAAGATTACGTCTATGAGCCTGCGCCCCGTCCCAGTGGGGTATTCAACGTGATGTTTCGCAATGATAGACTGGGATTTGGCAGTCCTAATACTGGTTTTTTCTTTTATTTCAAGCAAGGTGTCTTGCAAAATCAAGACTTCAATCTAGGCGAACGTATTTCCAATCGTGTGGTAGCGATCAACATTGAAGGTATCAACAATGACGACGTTTGGCTTTATCAACTCGACGATGTAGGTAATATCCAGTTTGAATGGGTCAAGGTTGATTCTATCTATTCAGCCGCAGTAGAGCAGTTGGCACCTGATGCTAGAAAGTTTTTCTCGGTAACATCACGAACCAACGATCAAATCAACTTGAATTTCGGTGACGGAGTGTTTACAGAAATACCCGTGGGACAGTTCCGTAGCTATGTGCGAGCCAGCAACGGTCTGCAATACATCATCAACCCTGAGGAAATGCAGGCCATCCAGATATCCATCGGCTATTTGAGTCGCACTGGTCGATTGGAGAACATAACTTTTACCTGTGGTCTAAGCCAACCAGTGAGCAATGCCGCCGCTAGAGAAACCATTTCAGCAATCAAACAACGTGCGCCTGCTCGCTACTACACACAGAATCGCATGGTCAACGGTGAAGACTACAGTAACTTGCCATACACTTTGTTTGGCACCATTATCAAAAGCAAGGCAGTGAACCGAAGCAGTATTGGTACCAGTCGTTATCTTGATTTGGTTGATATCACCGGCAAATATTCCAGCACCAACATTTTTGCCAGCGACGGATTGATCTGGGAAAATACAGCCAGCCCTAGCTTTACATTTACATTTGTTGATCAAAACGACATTGCCAATGCTATCATCAACGAAGTAGAGCCTACTTTAAGCAGTCGAGGCATGCTGGAGTTTTATTATCAAAACTTTAGTAGACCCAATCTATCCAACCTCAATATTGAATGGCAGCAGAGCACTACTGCTGCCAACGAAACCACAGGTTATTTCAAATTCAAAGCCAGTGGTGCTCCTGCACCCATTGGACCGCTGACCAACGATAACAAAAAATACATGACGCAAGGATCGCTGATCAAGTTTGTGCCGCCAGCTGGCTACTACTTTGATCAAAACAACAGACTCAAACTGGGATTGCCATCACAGCCCAATGACAAGTTAGTGCTGTGGGCCACAGTAAGTGTATTGATTCTAGACGGCACTAACTTTGGTACAGGTAACTTGCCCGACGGTGTTGGTCCTGTTACGCTCAACAACTTCATACCCACAAACGCAGTACCTGTGCAAGTGATCTCAAAGTTTGTGACAGATCTACCAAGCACAGTTGAACAGTCAATGACCGAACAAATACAACTGTATAGAAACTTTGGGATAGGCTTTGACAATCTTACCGGTACTTGGTACGTGATTACTGCCAATAACCTTAATGCTGCTACCACATTCAGCTTAGCCAACGCACAGAATCAAAGCGGTCAAGGTTTGGATAACTCTTGGCTTGTGGCATTTGAAACCGATGGTGTTACTTACACAGTTACCTATCGTTCATTGGAAAGATTCTGGGGCAGTGTGTTGCAGACTCGTTTCTTCTATGACGGTAGCCAGCGTATCTACGATCCACGCACAGGATCAGTGATCGACGATTTCATTAACTGTTTGAAAACCAACAACCTTCCTGATGTCAGCTTGCCGCAAAACTCAGATATCATCATGGATATCATTGGTCAACCTATCGAAAGCGATGGCTTCGTGGATGACTTCCAGGTACGTATCAGCTTCAAAGACTTTGACTACGACGGGGTAGCAGATGATCCTGACTACTTTGAAACCATAGTGGCACCTACTGTGAATCCTTCTGCCAAATATGTATTTTTTGAACGTACTGTGGATTTTGATAATCTTGAGCGGTACCTTCCTTTAGAAGAAGGTCAAGTGATCAGCGAGTACGCAACCAAAGATCAGATTGAACTGGTCAAAGCTGAATATGCTGATGGACAGTATTTCTATGCTACCAACGAGTTGGTATTTTACGAGCTTGATGTAGCATTTAATGGCGTGCGAACTATCAATCAAATCACCTATCTTTTGGCCAGAACTGGTCGTCAAGGTCTGGCATTTCAGTATCGCCACAATGCGCCACTGAGCCGTAGGATCGATCCAGGATCATCCAATATCATCGACATGTATTTGGTCACACAGGCCTATTATACTGCCTATCAAAACTATATCAAGGACTCTACCAACACAGTGCCTGAGCCCAGCCCGCCTACCATCGACGAGCTGTCAGCGAGTTACAGCAGTTTGAATCAGTACAAGATGATATCAGACAACATGATTTTGAACTCAGTGGTATTCAAACCTTTGTTTGGTATCAAATCTGCACCAGAACTGCGTGCCACACTCAAAGTGATCCGCAGTAACAACAGTGTGGTCAGTGTGAGCGAAATTAAGAGTCGCATGGTAGCCGCACTCAACGAATATTTTACCATAGATAAATGGGATTTTGGTCTGACTTTCTATTTCTCAGAGTTAGCAGCCTATCTGCACAAAGAACTAGGGGACATTATTTCCACAGTGGTATTGGTACCACAAAACCCGCTTAAGAGCTTTGGTGACCTTTATGAAATACGTAGCCAACCCAATGAAATATTTGTCAATGCAGCCACAGTGACTGACATTAAAGTCATTGACGCTTTGACCAGCAGTGAACTTAGAACCGCGCTCAATAGTGGTGTTGTATAAAAATGGCAAAAACAAGAATTAGAACAGTAGATTTTCTACCAGAGATTTTCCGTACCCCGACCAATCGGCAGTTCCTTGGCGCCACTCTGGACCAGCTGGTACAGGATCCTAAACTCAAGCCTACTCAAGGCTACATTGGACGTCGTGTAGGCCCTGGTGTCAATCCCAACGACAACTATGTGCTTGAGCCAACCAAGATTAGAACAGATTATCAACTGGAACCGGGTGTAGTATTTCTCGAACCCAATACCAACACAGTTGAAACAGCAGTTACATACCCAGGTCTTGTTGACTCTATCAATGTGCAAGGAGGCAATGTATCCCGACAAGATCGTCTGTGGGAGAGCGAATATTACAGTTGGGATCCGTTTGTAGATCTTGACAAGTTTATCAACTTCAGTCAGTATTACTGGCTGCCAGGGGGTCCAGACTCCGTGGACGTGTTTGCAGATCCTGTGCCATTGACCAATGATTTCACAGTGAGCCGCAATGCCACCAACTATGAGTTCAGTGGTGTCCCTGGGCAAAATCCAACCATTACATTGGCCCGACAAGGAACCTACGAGTTCAACGTGCAACAAACAGGTCGTAGATTTTGGATACAGGCCGTTCCTGGTGTTTTGGGTACTCTGCCACAGACACCAAATCAAAGCAGTAGAGAAGTGTTGGGGGTGTTCAACAACGGTGACGACAACGGCACCATTGTTTTCAATGTGCCTGAAAAATCTGCACAAAACTTTTATTACACACTGGCAGATGATGGTCGTGTGAGCTTTGCCACCGACATCAATTTTGATCAAATCAACAACCAATATGTGTCAGAGTTTTTGGCAGCCTATGGAGGCATTGACAGAGTAACAGATCTTGATGGTCGCACAGTGATTTTCTTGGGAGACGCAGGTTGGTTTTTCACAGGACTGTACGACAGTCCAGGCCAGGCCTATGACACAGTGCCGTTTGATGAAACAGTTGAAATCACACTGAACAGCCAGAAGTACAGTGTATGGCGTATTACCTATGTATATGATGATCCAACCAATCCCTACATCAAACTCACCGTGGATCGACCCGTCAACAATCTTAGCAAACTGTTGATTGAGTACGGCAATGAATACAGCAACATCAGTTTCTACAAAACTGCTTCGGGACTGTTTGAGCGCATTCCACTGATCACTGCCAATCTTGACGTGCTGTATTATCAGGATCAAGACAATCCTGCTTTGTTTGGATTGATTAGACTAGTTGATAATCCTAGTTCAGCACCCATTGTGGTTGAAGACGCCAGCATACCCAGTGTGCGTTTGGTCGATGCCAATATCAATGATACTGTTTTAACTTTTACTACAGCCATTGGAGGAGTTCTGTTGCCAGGTATGGTACTCAGTGGCGGCGGAGTAACTGACGGCACTTATCTTGTGAGTTCTCTAGGCGATAACACATGGTTGTTGAATCAAACAGCCACAGGCCAACCCAACACAGCGCAGATCGTGGACATCATTGGAGCAAGATATTATACCAGCTCCAACGGTGTGGTGTTTTCAAATGGATTAAAAGTACAGTTTCAAGGTCCCACTGTGCCCAGCAGTTATTCTGGCAATACCTATTACGTTGAGGGAGTAGGTTCATCTATACAACTGTTGCCAGTAGAAAACTACATCACACCTGAGTTATACACAAGATCTACCACGGTACCCTATGATTCAACACCATATGATGCCACACCTTTTGACGACACACTCAATGCTCCGTTGGATCAAGACTATCTTACCATTAACCGAGCCAGTCGCGATCAAAATGCCTGGACCCGCAGTAATCGTTGGTTCCATGTAGACATCATCAATGCCACAGCACAATACAATGGTACTGTGCCATTTTTAGACAATCGTTACAGAGCCAAGAGACCAATCATTGAGTTTGTAGCCAATCTCAAACTGTTTAACTACGGTACCGAAGCCATTGCTCCTGTAAACATCATTGATTTTAGAGAAACAGATGCGTTAAGCAATATCAATGGTACCATTGGTTACAGTGTGGACGGATTTGCATTTAACAATGGCATCCGTGTAATCTTTGCAGCCGACATCGACCCCGAAGTTCGCAACAAGGTCTATAAAGTTCAGTTTATTTTGCCCTCTGGGTCAGGCGTGCCAATCATAGATTTACAGCCCGTCGATCTCAACTCTCCAGACCAGCTCTACGGACAAAACACAATCATTACCAGCGGTGTTTCACAGCAAGGCAAGTGTTTTTGGTACAATGGTGTGACTTGGGTACCAGCACAACAAAAAACCAATGTAAACCAAGCACCACTGTTTGACGTATTTGATGGCATTGGGTCTAGCTTTGGTGATAGATTGATCTATCCAGGCACATCATTTACCGGTACCAAACTGTTCAGCTATGCTCTAGGTAAAGGAGTCACTGATTCAGTGATTGGCCAGCCGCTGAAGTATCTCACCATCAACAACGTGGGAGACATTGTGTTTGACAACAATCTCTACATAGATCAGTTTACCTATGTAGAAGACACAGTGACAGAGACCAAGAATATAGGCACTGGTTTTGTTAGACAATACTACAATAGACTTGAGTTCGACAAACTGATTGGATGGACCACCGCCTATACCACGGTAACCTCTCGTCAGAGTTTCTCATTTACCTATACCGGAGATCCACTGGTCATTGATGTACCAGTAAAACTAACCAGCACCGCGGTGCCTGTGAAAGTTTTTGTCAACGCTGTGTTTTTAACCACAGACAACTACACCTACGAGATCAAGCCCAACAACACCACAGTGATTACTTTTATCAATGCACCAGCATTAAACTCCACAGTGGAAGTCAGCGTGGTCAGTGATGTGGCCAGCAAACAAGGTTTCTACAGCGTGCCGTTGAACTTGGAAAACAATCCACTGAACAATCAAGTAACTGAAGTAACATTGGGCACAATGAGAAACTACTATGGCAGTATCTGTCAGAATCTTCGCACTTTTCAGGGCACTATCAACGGACAAAACAACACCAGAGACCTTGGTCAGCTGGTACCATATGGTGATACCATCATACAAAACAGTGCTCCAGTGACTTTGACTGCTCTGTTTGCCAACAACACACAATATGACTTCTTCCGAGCGTTGGATTTTTCTTCTAGAGAATATGAAAAATACAAAAATCTCGTGATGGATGCAGTGATCAAAAACGATTTTCAAAACATGACTGCGGCCCAGATCCTGGATGATTGTATGACCATAATCAATCTTGGAAAAAACGAACTGTCGCCTTTCTATTTTACCGATACAGTACCATCGGGTGAAACTTTTGAAGAGACCAACTATATTGTTACACCTATCACAGGCAATACCTTTGATACTCTGTATAGCTATAACTTCACTGAAGCAAACTATCGTGCAATATTGGTATATCTCAACGGTACACAACTGCTTGGCAACGGCATTGACTACACAGTAGCTACCGATGGACCACGTGTGATTATCAATGTGTCATTGCAGATTGGCGATACAGTGACTTTGAGAGAATATACTACCACAGTAGGAAACTTTGTGCCTTCTACACCCAGCAAACTGGGTCTGTATCCTGCCTATGTGCCTGAGATATTTGTAGATGATACCTATGTAGATCCAACTTTGGTAATCAGAGGGCACGATGGATCTATCACTGTGTCCTATCACGATATCCGCGACCAAGTGCTGTTGGAGTTTGAACATAGGATATACAACAACCTCAAGTTGGTAGGTAATCCTGTGCCTTTAGTCTATAAGGATGTGGCGCCGGGAGAGTTCCGTACAACAGATTACACACAAGTAGAAATAACTCAAATCATGAGTGAGAGTTTCTTGGCCTGGGTAGGAGCCAACAAGCTGAACTATCGTGAACAAGAGTACAATGGATCTAACCAGTTTACCTGGAACTACAGCAGTTCGTTAAGCAAACTGGATGGCAAGTCATTGCTGGGCGCCTGGCGCGGAATCTACAACTACTTCTATGACACTGATGCACCTAACACCAGACCGTGGGAAATGTTGGGCATCTCGCAAAAACCCGCCTGGTGGGAAGAACAATATGGCCCAGCACCATACACAGCAGGTAACTTAGTGTTGTGGGAGGACCTTGAAGCTGGACGTGTGATGGATCCAACAGGTTCTTATATCGTAGAAAAATATGTACGTCCAGGTCTTACTCGCGTGATACCCAGCGATTCAGAAGGCGCTTTGTTGAGTCCTTTTGAAGTGATGGTAGGTGATTATACTCCTAATAGTTTTAGAAAAAGCTGGACTGTGGGCGACGATGGTCCAGTAGAAGCTTCGTGGCAGAAAAGCAGTGCTTGGCCATTTGCAGTGATGCGTTTGCTGGCGCTGACAAAGCCTGCACAGTTCTTTACTTACTTTGAAGACCGTGATGTGTATCGTTTTGACCCAGAGATTGACGAGTTTGTATACAACGGCAGATCCAGATCCAAGCAGAGTGTTGAACTTGAAATCTATGGCCAAGGCATAGCCAAGCATAGCTATGTAAACTTTATTGTAGATTATAACCGTCTACAAGGTCGCGACAGTAGTGCAGAAATCACAGAAGCCATGTATTGGATTGATGTGAGACTGTGCTATCGCATGGCATCTTTCACAGACAAGCAGTATATCAAGATCTTAACTGAAAAATCCAGCCCTAACAGTCTCAATACCAGTTTGTTGTTGCCCGACGAAAGCTATCAGATCCTGCTGTATAAAAATCCTACCATAGCCAGCTTGGTATGGAGTTCGGTTGTTATACAGAAAACAGAACTGGGATATGCAGTATACGGCTATTCGACAACTAAACCATATTTTGAAATACTGGCCAGTGTGCCCAATGGCAACTATCGCACCATCACAGTGGCGGACAAAACAGTGCAAGTGCTCAATGACTACAGCAATGAAGTGGTCAAGGTACCTTATGGCTACGAGTTTGTGGGCACCAATAGTGTTGCAGACTTCTTGCTGAGCTATGGTGCTTATCTGTCAAGACAAGGCATGACCTTTGAAGATCAGGAACGAGGCCGCATCTTGAACTGGAGTCAGATGGTTCAAGAGTTTGTGTATTGGAGCCAGCAAGGCTGGGCCCCTGGCAGCTTGATCAACATCAACCCCGCTGCCAATACACTTAATGTTGTCAAGCCAGGCCTGGTCGCTGAACCATTGAGCGTAGTTGCCCCAGAAGACGTGCTGTTGAATCAAAACAAAACGCCATTGCAGTCCATTGACTATGTGGTAGAAAGATATGAAAATGATCTTACCTTGCGTGCGATCAACAACAACACCTTCAGTTATCTCTCTGCTAAGTTTACAGAGTTTGAACATCTCATAGTGATTGACAATACCAGTGTGTTCAATGATTTGATCTATGACCCAACCACTGGTGCTCGTCAAAGCCGATTGTTGTTCACAGGATATACCACATTTGAATGGAACGGCAGTCTAGATGCACAAGGCTTTATACTCAACCAAGACAACGTGCAAGAATGGTTGCCAAACAGAAGCTATACCAAAGGACAGATCGTCAAGTACAAAGATGCCTATTGGTCTGCTGTAAAAATCATTCCGCCCACTGAAAAGTTTGATTTTGAGTTCTGGCTCAAGAGCGACTATGCACAGATACAAAAAGGCTTGTTGCCCAATGCGGCCACTGCTGCCGAACAGATTCGTGGTTTTTACAATGCCAACCAAGCCAACCTCGAAAGAGATGCTGACTTGTTTGCATTTGGGTTGATTGGTTTCCGACCACGCAGATACATGCAGAATTTGAACTTGGACGACATCAGCCAGGTCAACCTCTACAGCCAGTTCCTTGGCATCAAAGGAACCACACAGGCCACAGATATCTTTACCAAGGCCAATCTTGGCAAGGAAGTGGCACAGTACGAAATCTTTGAAAACTGGGCGATCCAGCGATCAATCTATGGTGCCAACGCCAATCGCAGTTACTATGAGCTGAGACTCAACGAAGCTAAGTTGCTGGGTAATCCTTCCACCATTGAAGTCATTGAGCCTCAACAGTTCAGTGAAGCAGATCAAACTGTATTGGTCAGTGGCATTTGGAAGCAGAGCTATCCAATCACCAATCCTGATATTTTACCTACTACGTTTTTAAATGCCACGGACATACAGTTACCCAGTGCTGGTTATGTTAACTGGGACGATGCTGACATCAAGTTGTTCAACTTTACCGATCTTGATGCTATAATCAATGATATTGAAAACATTTATGTGGGTACCAGTGTATGGGTGGCCAAAGACAATGCCTACGATTGGAACATATACAGAAACAATATTGTGGTGCCTTTGCTCACACAAGTACGAGACAATCTCAACGGAACATGTACTCTACAGTTCAATGGACAGCACGGACTCAGTGTCAATCAAAAGATAGTAGTCAAGTATTTTAGTAAAGGTATAGATGGCGCTTACGCAGTCATATCAACTCCTAGTTTGACCACAGCAACAGTGTCCTTGACCTTGGGCGGTGCTGTTACACAGGTCACAGGCACAGGTGTTTGCTTTGTGCTTGAAACCATGCGTGTGCGACAAGCTGCAGATGTTTCTAACTTGATTTACGCCAACAGTTTGTTACCAGGCAATCATGCTTGGGTAGACGATGATGGTACCGGACATTGGGTAGTTTATGAAAAAATCAATCCATTTACTACCACACCAGGCATTACTCCAGCAGATTCAGTGATCAGTTCAAGATTTGGTGCCGCCATATCTCAAGGATTTGGTGGCCTAGCCGCTCTGATAGGTGCTCCTGGGTACAACGGCGATGTTGGCGCAGTGTACACATTCACCAAAGGCGGTACAGTAGACTATGTTGAAACTGGTGTGCTGACCATGGGTGCAGCTAACTTTGTTAACTACGGAGCCGCGGTTACTACCGGAGGTGACCAATGGGGAGCCATCGGTGCTGGAAATTCATGGGCCAAACAAGGTTATGCGGTCACAGTTAATCGTAATACTAACTCTGGCGATTTCATACAAGCTCAGTTGTTGACTGAAATACCGTATAGACTGTATCAAGCCACCGGCAACGGCGCCACTTCCACTTATACTCCAACCGGTGTGTCATTGGTCAACCCTAATGCAGTGAGCGTGGTCATCAGTGATGTTGTCAAAGTCAGAGGCACAGATTGGAACATTGTGGGATCTACGGTAGTGTTTACCGCTCCTCCAGCTGTAGGCTCTCAGATCAATATTTTTAACTATGACGAATACGGTTACAGTGTATCAATCAGCAATGATGAACGCTGGCTCTATGTTGGTGCTCCGGCAGGCAATAGAGTGTATGCCTACAATCAAGTTACTGTGCAGTCACAGTCCAAGAACTTTGTTGGTGATGGCGTGACCACAGATTTCTATGTAGCCGATGTGATCATTGTGGATGATGACTCGACCTCTGGCGGCATTGGTGCCCAGCAGATTGGTGTCACTGTAAATAATCTGCCAAAAACAGCAGGTGTAGACTACGATTATATAAACGGAACAGTGGTATTCAATGCACCTCGTAACAGAGATGACGAGATCCGAGTAATACGTTTGCAAAGCAAAACATTCTTTGAAACCACTCCTAGAAGCATATTCCCAATAGAAGACCTGTACACAGTAACAGATATCTATAGTTTTAGTGTGTATGTCAACAGTGTGTTGCAAAGACCCAACATGGATTACAGTTTCAATCCAGGAACCAAAACTGTAACCTTTGTATTGGCAGGACAGACGGGAACCATACTAATCATCTCAAGCACACACTATCAATATGTTGATTGCATAGACGGTTCCGCCTTGGGCAGTGTTGCTGGTGCTAGATTTGGACAATCAGTGTCTGCAACATCAGACGGTCGACAGGTAGTCATTGGAGCACCCAATGACACTGCCAACAGCAAACTGCTGGCTGGTAAGGTATACTTGATTGATCGCAGTGTTGAAAGATTCACAGTCACAGATACTGCTCAAACAGAGTATTCTACATTGAGAACGTTCAACGGAGTTCCCAGCGTTAAGGTCAATGCTACCTATTTGATTCTGGACGGATTCAACAATAACGGACAGTTTGTTCAAGTTGATTCTAACACAGTTGACATACAGATAGCTCTCAATGTTGGTGATATCATTGAAATAGATACCAATACCTTTGCTTTGATGGAAGTGGCTAATTCAAACACACCCACAGCAGGTGCAAACTTTGGATCCGTGGTTCAACAATGTCCAACTAACTGTAGTTTGTACATTGGTCAACCCAACGACAGTAGAGTTGTGCTCGAAGGTGGTAGCGTTGAGAGATTTATAAATCAAGCAAGACTCTATGGTACTATCACTAGCATTAATCAAAATCCCACACTCACACCTGGTACTACATTGCGTATACAGCAGGTTGATGTTACAGTGTCTACTCCAGGATCATGGAACAGTTCCGCGAGTTGGACGGCTGGAGAATTTGTGATCAGTGGTTCTTCTATCTATCAGGCCATTAGAAATGTGCCAGTATCGACCAGCATTAATGATACATCCTATTGGAAACCATCCAGCTGGGTAGAATTGTTTGCCAACGATATCAACGTTGCGGCAGAACCAAACGCTATTGGGTTGGTTGAAGTTCCCAACGTTCGGGCCATTGCTGCCAACGGTTATCTCACACTGACTATTAGAAACTCAGATGCGGCCATCGCATATACACAACTCACTGTGTTGCCAGGACTGGGCAATGCCTACACTGCTCTTGGCTTCACACCCCATGTATATGCACAAACTATTGAAGCTCCTAACCAACTGGCTTATGCACACTTTGGCGCATCATTGAGTGTGAGTGATGACAGTCTGACCTTGGTCGTTGGCTCGCCACAGGGCACCGCAGCCAAACCAACCACATTTGATAATGGAACCACCTTCTTTGACAGCAAATCCACCAACTTAGTTGATCTCTTGCCAGAGAGCGGAGTGGCCTATACATACGATCTATTGGCAGCAGCCAACGCCAGTGTAAGCAATCCAAGCAAGTTTGTGTTTGGGCAACAGATTTTCGATCAAGATGTCAACTCTCTTGACAACTTTGGCACAGCAGTAAGCTACTCTCGTGGTATCTTGCTGATTGGCAGTCCTCAGGACGATCTTGGTGACTCTGTGGGTGATTATGGCAGGATATCACAGTTCAACAATCCAAATCGCTTGGCAGCATGGGACGTGATTTACAGACAGAAACCTATTGTGGATGTCAAGTTAATCAACTCAGTATACATGTACGACAAGCTAGAAAACAAGGTCACACAGTATTTTGACTTTATTGATCCACTGCAAGGCAAAATACTAGGCATAGCCAGACAAAATATTGATTATCTTGGTGCAGTAGATCCTGCGGCATACAACGTTGGCACAATCAACAACTACGGCGACACATGGAATGAATCGCACCTTGGCGAAATCTGGTGGGATCTCTCTACAATAAGATTCATCGACTATCATCAGTCAACCATTGCCTATGAAAGTCAGCGTTGGAGCCAGGTGTTTCCGGGCAGTAGAGCAGATGTGTATCAATGGATTGAATCGCCAACGCCACCAGCTGAATATACTGGCCCAGGCGTACCATTCAGTACCACAAGTTTTGTAGTTGTTAGCAAACTTAACGACGATGGCTTGTTTACGTCAAGGTATTTTTTCTGGGTGCGTGGCATACCAGAAATCGTCACCAGACTGGGCAAGACTCTCAGCACACAAGCCATTGCTCAGTACGTAGAAAACCCACGCAGTTCAGGATTGCCTTATGTGGCTTTCTTGGGTCCTAGCACCACTGCTATCTACAATGGCAGACCTTATATTGGTGCCCAAGATACCATCCTACACATTGAATTTGACAAAATAGCCAATGATGACAATGTGCATGCTGAATATGATCTCATAGCATCAAACAATCCTAACAGCTTCTTGGTGCCCGGCCTGTTCCGTAAAATGCTGGATAGCTTCTGCGGCGAAGACACATTGGGTAACAAAGTACCTGATCCTACACTGAGCCCAGCCGATCGCTATGGTGTGCAGTTCCGTCCTCGTCAGAGTTTCTTTGTAGATCGATTTCTGGCCCTGCGCAACTATCTACAACGTGCCAACGCAATCATGGCTCAGTTCTCTGTAAGCGATAGTCGACCATTTAACCTGCTCAACAGTTCTGAACCTGAACCAACATCAGCATCCGGTGCTTGGAACAAGCGTGTGCTAGACTATCAAGAGTTGACATTTCAAGACCTCAGCGTAGTTCCGGTGGGTTACAAATATCTTGTGGCCACAGACTTAACTAACGACGGACTGTGGACTATCTACACTGTGGTACTCAGCCTTGACGGTATACGCAAAGAACTGCTGTTGAGCCGTGTACAAAACTATGATACCAGATTGTATTGGGAATACATTGATTGGATCAAACCTGGATACAATGCCAGTGTGCGTCCTGTGGCCGAAGTCACAACATTCAGTGAACTCAGCAGGCTCACTGTGCCCGAGGGTGCCAGTGCCAAGGTATCAAAAAACAGTTTTGGCTTGTTTGAGATTTATCAATATCTCAACGGTGTTTGGGAACGTGTGTTTTTAGAAAATGGTACCGTGCGTATCAAAGAAGAAATCTGGGATTATGCAGTTGGACGATATGGTTTTGACGTTGAAACCTTTGACAGTCAACGTTTTGATCAATATCCTGCTATCGAAACACGTCAAATCATACGAGCTATCAATGAAGAAATTTTAGTAGGTGAGTGGGCTATTTTCCGCAACAAGCTCTTGTTGTTGGTGTTTGATTTTATATTAACTGAGCAACTGGCGCCTGATTGGCTGTTTAAAACATCCTTGATTGATGTCAATCACAAAATCCGTGATCTGTTACCCTATCAAATCTTTCGCACAGACAATCAAGATTTTGTGCTGGATTATATCAAGGAAGTCAAACCTTATCACGTTCAAATCAAAGAATTCAATCTTCGTTACGACGGCATTGATACCTATGATGGAAACATCACAGACTTTGATTGTCCAGCATATTTTGACGCAGCGTTACAAGAGTTTGAAGCTCCTGCATTGGATGATTCTGTACCACCAAAATATTCTAACAGCGAGCCAAGTACTGATCCAATCTGGCAGGAGATACCTTGGCAACAGTGGTATGATAACTACAAACTACTGCTGACCGGAGCAACGATCATTGAGCAGGGCACAGGTTATACTGTTCCACCAGTGGTTACAGTCACAGGAGACGCTGAACGAGAAGCTGTTATCGTAGCTAGAATCAGCACTGCTGGGCAAGTAGTGGAACTCATTGTGCTGGACCCAGGTTCAGGATATACTACCACACCTATCATTGAAATATCTGGTGGCAATGGCTTGGGTGCAAAGGCTGTGACGGTGCTGGAAAACCAGTTGGTAAGAACATTCACTACCACTCTCAAGTACGACCGATTCAACTATACCAGTCAAGTCTTGGATTGGGAGCCCGACACCAAATACACCGAAGGTCAGTTGGTACGATTTCGCAATCAGGTCTACAGCGTTAATCTAGTAGATGACAGTGTAGAGTTGGACAGCGGTCCGATATTTGATCCCACAGAATATACCTTGGTAGATGAATCTACGCTGGATGCCGCAGATCGAGTGATTGGTCTGTATTCGCCAACGCCCAATCAGCCTGGTCGAGAACTGCAACAGGTAATGACAGGCATTGACTATCCTGGCGTACAAGTAATGGGTCCCAACTTCAATCAAAACACTGGTTTTGATGTAGGCAACTTTGATGTGAATCCATACGATAACATCGACTATGGCCCTGAAGGTAGACCAACTTACTCAGAAAGCATTTTGGACGCTATCTATGAAAGTTCATTTACAGATACTTATCTGGGCACTAGAAGCACTGACATCAATGTGGACGGTGGTGCATTCATCGACACTTATTCCAGCCATGCTCCTGAAGAACTGATACCTGGATCTACATTTGATACTCTAGACTTCCGTGTGTATACTCGTCCAGGTGCAGATTGGCAAGGTAACGGCCATGGGTTTGATATCAAAGAAGTCAATCTATTATATACAGCCACTGATGATACAGTGAGTTTTGAAGCAGTGATGGCATATGCTGTGGCAGTACGTGCAATAAACGTGACCAACCGTATTTCGCTAATCCCTGATGTAGATTACACTGTGGATTGGCCAAGTCGCACATTGACCATCTTGCCCGGTGCTGCAACCAGCTTTAACGATATCGTACAAGTTGCGGTGTATGGCATAGGCGGTGGCAGTCAGTTGTTCAAAGAAAGTTATTCAGGTGACGTGGTTGGTAACTCTTTGGTTATTCCAGTTATCACTGCGGTACCTTGGACCACGTTCACTGTGTATGCCCAGGGTAGCTATGTACGCTACAATGGCAATGTGTATCGTGTGAACAGAACCAGCAACAGTGGTTCTAGTTTTGATTTCTTGTTGTATACCATAATAGATGCCAATAGTGTGTTGGAACAGTTGATAATTTTGGTCAACGGTCAAATCATCAACAACTACACTTCTACATCAACAGATGGCTACAAAACTAGAATCACGTTTGGTGATACTTACGATTCTACTGACTGGGTAGTTGTCACTGCTCTAGGCCCAACACAACCACAAAAGATCTGGAGCTTCCCAGTCACACAATATTTTGAGTATGATGGTAGTACCACAGACTATACTCTAGTCAACAGTTTGCAAGGCACCAATCCCATTGACATGATCGTTGAACGCAAAGGTCAGCGACTACGTCCTGCAGAAAGTATTGAATATTTTGGTAACGGCAGTTCGGTTGGACCTTTCTATTTGCCAACACGCGGCGGAACACCACAAGGATTGATATCTGACAATGATGTAGTTGTTTACATTGATGGTGTATTGTACAACCTAGCTGTTGATTACACTGTCAGTGCCTGGGATGGCAGTAGTGATCGCTATGTAGAATTTGCTACTGCACCTGCATCAGGAGCAGTGATCAAAATAGCAGTGACAACCGACGCAGATTATCTAGTCAACAACGATCAACTCATATTGAGAGTAGGTGCAGCCACAGGGTCTGTGTTTGCTGTAACTACCTGGAACGATACATCACAACAAGGACTTCTGACCCAAGTGTTCCAAG